GAAGTCACCATAAACGAACTTCTTAGTAGAAACGTTAGAAGTATTAAGCATTGGAGTACCATCAATTTGGTTAGCTTCCATTACCATACCTGTAGCGTTAGTACCCTTAATCATTGAACGGAATGTAGCTTTAGCTGTATTACCCATCAAGTATTTCTTTTGACCGTTGATGTTTGCATCGTCAAGGCCAGCTTCGAATGCACAAAGACCTGCATAGTCATCAATATTGACTTCTGTTGCACCGTAGAAGATACCTGCTGGTTGAGTTGTTGTGCCAGCTGCTGCGCCAAAGATAGTAGCTTCAAGTTTGTCATTTAATGCATTAACGATGTCTCTACGGATAGCTGCTTCAACACCAATAGTATCTTGTGCAAGTAATTGCTTAGAGATATCTACATAAGCAGTAAGACGCTTTGGTTGTAAAAGTTTAGTTGTGAATGTGTTGCCTGTTGCACTAGCTGCTGCAACTTCACCTGCCCAACCAACTTGACCTTTACCCATGATTGGAACTTGTACATCACCTTTTGGAAGACCGCTATAGAAACGAACACCTAATTTAGCTAATACTGAGTTAGCGTAAAGAGGTTCTAAGATGCCTTCGATTTCAGTTTCAATAACTGAGTCATGTACACCAGCATCACCAGTAACTTGCATTGTACGAGTTTCAGCGTTGATAGTGATAGACTTTTGGTTATTGTCTATTGCATTACGCAATTCTTTAATTAAAGTTGTTTTCATTGTTTTATTTCTCTTATTTTTTTCTTCTTCTTTAGGATCTTCCTCTTCTTCATTAGGAAGTTCTCTTTCATATTGTGCTAATTTCTCTTCTAAGGCTTTAAGTTCTTCTTTCTTTTCATCGATTTCTTCTCTTAATGCCTTGAACTCTTTATCCTCGTCCTCATTCATTTCACGAACTTCTGACTTGCAAAGTTCTACGATTGCCTTCATACGTTCTGTGATTTCATTGATACGAGATCTGATTTCTACAGAATTGGTCATATATTAAGAATTGATATTTTTATGAACAAGATTTAATTTAAATAAATATAGTAAATTTTTTTTCTCTTATCCAGTTATCACTTCAGCTGTAGAACCACCTGTGTCGCCTGTATCACCTGTATCTCCAGTTGCGCCTGTAGGTCCTTCTGGTTCAGTATCTCCTGTAGGTTCAGTTGTTCCTGTATCACCGGTATCTCCTGTTGCTCCAGTGTCTCCAGTAGGTCCAGTAGGTTCTGTAGTACCTGTATCATCTGCATTGATATAATCTGCATATACAGGTTTTGTTACTTGGAATAAGTTGTAGTTAATAGGCTTAATCTTTGCATTTACTGCTGAACTATTCAAAGCTTTGAATGCATCAACTAATTCAAGTTGTACATAGATAACAGTTGCATCTGTATCTTGTGTGATTTCATATGCTGATTGCTTGAATACATAAAGTTCGTTTCCTATTTTCTTTTGGTCCATTGTATTATTAGATATTTTTGTATTCTTCTATTTCTGCTAACATAGCATCAAGATTTTCAATGATCTTTCTTTCTTCCTCTTCCTTTTCCTTTTGTCTTTCTTCTTTGAACTCTTCTAATGAACGTAAGTTAACATCAGTTGCTTCATAAGCAGGAGTACAAGACAATATTGAGATCTCATCTAAGAAAGCAATTGAACGGATAGTACGATTATATGTACCGTCACCATTGTCTTCCCATTCTTCTTTTTCAGGAGCAAACGCAAATGACATTGCATCATAGTCGCCTCTACGTATTCCTTCTAACAATGCATCACCTTGTGCTGTCTTTGGAAGTTCTGTCTCATATTCAAGTCCTCTGTCTGTTATGAAAAGTCTTAATGAACCCTTTCCATACTTTGAACGTGCATATGTACCTTGACTTGCATCATGGTTGACATACAACTTTACATCATAGTTGTTTATGATTCCTTCTAATGCAGCAGGATCTATTGTCTCGTAAAACTCACCGTAAAGAAGTTCAGATCTTGTGTTTACAGGAATTGCAAGACCACTTACTTTGCGGCTCTCTTCCTCATTACTACGTATTTCAGTAGTAATGTTTCTAATTTCAAGATTTTTCTTCATCTTCGTCAGTTTGTGTATTTTTCTCTTCATTTTCTGAACCAGTAATCTTATTCTGGTTAGGATCTGAATAAGATATCATCAATTCATCAGCACCTTCAACTGGGCTATAACCTAATTGCTTACGTGCTTCATTTCTTGTTATAATTCCTTTGTCAACTAATGTAGACAAATAGTTTACTTGACTTTGTTTGTCTTGTTTGATGATATCTTCTTCTATAATATCAATATAATATTTAGATTTGTCTTTTGGAAGTATCAATTTACGGTTAATCTCTTGTTCAAGCATCAATACATAAGGTGCTAATGTATTAGTAACGAACTGTAATTGTGCTTGCTCCAAGTTATTGTAACTTGTCTTTGATAAATCACCTAAAAGTACAGGTGAGATATTGAACCAACGTGCAACTTCTTGTATATTGAATAAACGTGTTTCTAATAATTGTGCATCTTTTGAGTTTGAAGATATCTGTTGGTATTTCATTCCTGATTCAAGAACAGCTATACCTGTGCCTGCACCAACTTGACTTTCAGACCATGCGCTTCTAATACTTTCACGTTGTTCTTTTGTTAAACGTGGTGTTTCTGTTGACAATATACCATGTACTGTCATACCACCACCGAAGAAATCAGATGCTGCCTTTTCTGCATTACCTGATAACTTAACTGTATTAGTAGCAAATGACAATATGGATTTTCCTTCTATGCCGTTAGCTGAATGCATTACGACATGAATGATATTGATTGGTTCTACTAATGATTTTGTCAACTTAGGAACTTGATAGAACAATGTATTTCCTGCTTTGTTGTAGACGATATTGCATTCTCCAAATGGTAAATATTCAAGTGCAATTGGAACACCTTTGTTGTCACGATGAATATAAGCAAAACCATTACCATAAAGCAATACGTCTTTGATTAAGTTCTTAACAAGCATGAACTGTGTCAAAAGACAGTCATCGAACACCTTGTCAGCATAGAAGAATGGTGGTACATCTTCATCCTGATTCTTACATTTTACTTCCCAGTGCATTTGACCGACTGAAGAACTGATTAAGTTGATTGCTGCAAAGAATGGGCTTTGTGATAATGCACCATATCCTTTAAGATTAAGCAACTTCTGCAATAATCCGATACCTTCATTAGCGAGTGTACATGCATCAGTTGGTACTTCTTTATGTGGTTGTTCGACTTCACGTATTTCTCTTTTTCTAAATGGCCACATATATGTAGTTAGATATTTTTATAAATATAGTATTTAGTTTTAAGACAAAATCCATGCTTCTGGGCTGTAATATCTGCTATTCAGGTAGCATCCAAGTGATTCTAGCATAGAAATTACTGGGTCTATTTTGGCATTTTTGTCACCATTTGCCTTTGCTGGTTTGGTGTTTTCATTATGATCTATCATCAGTTCTACATTACCAAAGCACCAATCTACTGCTGGATTTGTGTCAATTATGCACTTTCCAGAACGAACTAGCATCTCAAAGAACTTAGTTGGACCATTGAAATGTCCTATTGACTGCCCATAAATACACAATGGAAGACCACTTTGTTCAGCAGTAATAGCCCAACTTGATGCATTATATTGGTCATATCCATAATCTACGAACGAAATTATACGAGAAACTTCTAATTGGTCTTTCAATATATGTTCATAGTCAACAACATTGCCTGCTGTCTTGATTGCCCATCCTCTTCTTATCCATTCTTTGTAATATTCCTTGTTTGATGACGTCTCTATTGCTTCTTCAGGAATATATAACCATGTCTTGAATATGAACTTGTCAGGATTTACAGGACGATCTGGATTAGGTGGAATACAAATAGAATGAGCAGTTAAGTCACATACAACTGACAAGTCACAACCACCAAATGCAATTTCATCTCTATATTCTTCAAGATTTACTTCTTGCATGTTCTTCTGTATATAATCACGAGATATCCAGATATTAGATGACTGCATAAACTGATTAAGATTCTTTGTTCTTACGCCTACCTCTAATGATGTATTGTTTATTGCATCTTGTATCTGTTCTCTCATATAATCATATCTGACTGTCTGACCTAATGATGGACTACATTTAATCCAATTCTTTTCATCATGCCAATCATCATCTTCATCAAGTTCATACAATAAGCTGAACATTGTATCATCTTCTTTAATATTATTCAAAATCTGCTTACAAGTATTGTACATAGAATAGCATGGGTATGTCTCACCAACCAAGAAACCTGCTGTTGTAATAATAAGCATCAAAGGTTGTGTACGCATACCCATTGAAGATATAAGAACATTATATAATCCCCAGTCT